TGAAGCTCGTAAATTTTATTGTCTAAAGCTCGGCGAGCTCTTCCGTCCATAATATGCGGCAACGAGTCTTCCAAGCACGCGATGATTTTTTCTGCGTCATCGTTAGAAATGAGATTCATTCCATTTTTAAGTTTGATGCTTGGTTGTGGAGTGTCTGCAAGAACGATTTGATCGATAGCGAATTGACTAAATTTGATTTTCATGCGATCTTGTTGAAAGTGGTGTCCCCTGCGAGGAGTTGAACCTCGTCTCCCAGAGTTCATTCTAAAACGTTGATCTAGTTTTTTCATGTTCCATTAAAGTCGACTCAAACAGAAGTCATGTCCGGAATTTACTAGCTGCATTTTAGAAGATCAGCTGGCGGGCCAATACTTCAGGGGAAATTGTTAGAGAGAAATGGGGTTGAAAGTTGAGGACTTGCGAACCCGTGCATATTCGTCTTGCACAAGGGCATCATAGTCGCTAGTGATATCAGTATTTTTTTCTACTTCAACTGACTTGAAGAGTTCCCGGTCTGCAGCGTGGCGTTTAGCGATGCTGGCGATGAGTGACTTGCGGGCTTCGAGTTGTGCTTTGGTTTGTGGTGTCATATTGTTGCTTACATGGTTATTATACCATAAAACCAGCGAAAAGTACACAACTTTTTTCAAAAAAGTGAAAAAAGGCCCCAAAGTTAAGCCCCGTATACAGAAATTTTGTCTTTTAGAGGCCCTGGGAGGCAAATTCTATGGCCCGGGAGGCCTCAAGTTCCATTGGACGGGACTTGTACCAGCCCCCAGTCTCAAGATCAATCTCTTTGCAAAGGGAGGCTACTTCTTGAGGAGTGATTGGATAGCCACGCTTCATTGCGTTTGAAGAGATACTAATCATTATTTTGTACATTTGCGTGTACCATCCAGAGTGTTGAATGTTTCGATAGTCAGACACCATCCTCTGATTTACAAACGGACAGTCATGATAAGACTTCCAAGTGTATGAAGTGTTTGTGAGTTTGTCACGCCGATGTTGTAAAACTTTTAAACGTATATTTTCAGGTAGTTTATCAAAGAAATTTGATGCAGTCTCTTTTACAACATAAGGATGCTTACTCATAAGTGCGTATGGATCCAGCAGCGGCGCGTCATGATGAGAAAATATAAAGTGGTGGCTGTTTGGATAACGAGCAGGCACATAATACATGCGTGATAGATCCTTTGTTTGGGGGTCGCCTAATGAGTTGTATTCGGTGTTTAATGCATACCAAAAATGTTTTATGCTATCAGCTGGAACTTCGCATGTGAGTGGAAAAACAACTCTAAACTTTGGCTTTTCAACAGTGCTGCTTGCTGAAGAGTAGCAAACGAATCGAGCTGTTTTAAACCCGTCTACGGCGTCTTCAAAAGAACCGCTATAGTCGTCAACATCAAGTGCTGCCCATCCGCCCCAAGAAACTACGTTTGCGTTTTTACGCGTTTCATTTTCAATAAACCGAGCTGGACTAATGAGAGGCGAGCCAGTACGAAACTCTCCTTTTTTAGGCTTGTATCCTGGCTGCTCACTTAACTTATACAACAGCTTTTCAAAGGCGTCAACACTGTTAAAGGTCATGCGACGCTGAGTCTTGTTATCAAAAATTGACGTAAATATAGTAAGACTGTATTGCATTCGAATGTTATTCTAATCTATTTTAGACTAGATGTAAATGTTTTTATAGACCAGTTAGTTTACCATGATTGCCGGCATGAGACGGTGCACACCACCCTTCAGGTTTTACAAGGTCTGGAAGCCCTAGTGGGTTTGGTCGAGACTCTTTAATTCCAACGTGTTTATTCATGTTTGCTGAGTGAACTGCACTCCATGCAGAGTATGCATTTACTCCAAACGCGTCGAGTGTGCCTATCGCGACAACACACAAGTCAATAAGACCGTCAACAACTTCTTCTGCGTCTATTCGCTCGCCGCTTGCGGCTGCCTTTGTTTCGTTAAGTTCTTCTTCAAGAAAATCCAAACGAAAGTTTAAAAACTGTCTCAGCTTTTCAGCGTCAAAGTTTTCGATCGCGGAGTGCACTCCATACTTTGCATGCATGTCATAGATGTCTTTTACCCAATTTGTACTCATATGTGTATATATCTGATTTAGTTAAAGAAATCTTCAAGACTCGCAACTGGAAACGCTCGCCAATGAACTGCATCAAGTACAAGCTGAAGCGGGTCAGAAAAGGTTTTTTCAAAAAGTAAGTCACGATCTACCCAACCTTCTAGTTCAAATTCTGGAGGCAGCGTGTCAATAAAGCCAATGACATTTTCGCCAGTGGGATTACCCTTTTTAAGGTAGATATATTTAATCTTGTCACCACCCTTGATAAGGTGATATTGCTGAGTCAAGCCATGTTGCTTTAACAACGAGTTGTACATAATTGATGCTCGACTGTTGATTGGCGTACCACTTTTATATGGCACCTTTATTCCATTCGCACCAACCTTTTGCATCCACTTATTGATATCGGACACTCCTCTAGGAAACGCCATCTTTTCAACTGGATAGCGATCAAACACTTCACGAAACTTTGAAACTTCAGATTGAATGTCAGACTCTGAACCCGTAACCAAAATCTTAAAGATCTTTTTAAACTCTTCGCGACAAATTTTAGGAGTGCTACTCTTGATTGCTTCAATGCCCTTCATCACAATCTTAGGTTCAGAGTATTGCACGCCTTCGCTGGACAACACGTTTAGGATATATCGCTTTTTAGCAGTAAAGATTGCGACGCTGCTAATCTTTTCTACTTTCATAACCATCGTGTTTTTATACGTGTTTGTTTTGTAAGACAACTTTTCGTATGCGCTTTGAATTACTGGTTCAAGAGCCTCCTTACCAAACTTAATTAAAAATGCATGGGCGTCTTTTGGGTTGCATTTTTGCACGACGTCTGAGAGGTTAATATAGATTGAATCTGTGTCTGACGCAACGATACGATCCTTAGGGACGTCGTCACCAAGAGCCTTTGCCAAATAATCGTTTACGGCATTTTCTGCGGTATGAATTGCAAGTTGGCCGGACAACGTGATGCCTTCAGCAATATCAAGGTTAAAGTATCTGAAATACTGGTTTGCTGCTGCACCATAAAGACTGTTAAGAAGAATCTTTAAACACATCTGACGATTACTTGCCCGGTCAATCTCAATTTGAAGGGTGCGATATCGCGCAGACTTTTTATCAGTAAGCTCTGCTTCTTTCTCATAATCAAGCATCTGACGCTTTACATCTACGCGCTGGTTGTATAGCTCTTCAATAATTTCTGGGAGAATGCCTTGCTTGTCACGACGAAAACATGCTCCGTTTGCTGCGACTGCGAGGTTGTCTTCTGGAGCCCACATCTGATCAGAGTTTAAAATTTTATCTTCTCCGCCATTTTGAAGCGCCGGCACCTTCATATGAGGCACAATTGTTTCAGGACTCATGTTGTACTGAATAATAAGGTTTGGATAGAGACTATTAAGGTCAAAGCTCATAACCCACTCGTGACGCCCGACCTGTGGGTCTTTAACAAACCCGCCGGCATAGTCGGTTTTAAACGACCGTGAGTTTGGCGGAATTGCAATCTTTCGACTCGCGAGTTTTCGAAAGATGATGCTGTCCCAAATTGCGACTGTACCAAGCGTGTCTCCGTAGTTTACGCCACCGAAATATGCAAGCGTAAATACAAGACTAATAAGACCAAGCTTCGCTTCCAGCCGCTCAATAAGTTCAATGTCGACAATGTTGTAGTCAATAAATTTTTGGTAGTCGCGCTCATAAAGTTCAGTAAGAGTGCCATACTCGCTATAGTCAATCTTGTTTTGTCCAAGCACAACTTCTGCAATAAAGTCAAGGCGATATGACTCTTGTGCGCCATATGTATTTGCCGCAAACTTTTTAAAGAGGTCAAGATAGTCTAGCTGTTGAATGCCATACAAGTTATACAAGAAGTTTTCTTTGCCTTTAATCATTACTGACTTTTGTTCGACAAAGTTCCACGGTGACATCTTTTTCGCGCCGTCTTGTCCAATCACCCGCGAAATACGATTGACAAGATAT